GACTGCCATGAGAATCCTAATGTTGGAATACAGTCGTAGACCTGTAACGGTCGTTTATTCGCGAGACGGATAAATGGCAAATATCTGCCAGACGAATATCAAATGCCGAGCGCTTTTTTGGCCGCACCGTATAGCGCAAGCCGCTCTGAATAACCGTTAGGCATTGCTCTCGACGTCGCGCTGCCGAGATTCACCGCACGCGAGACAGCCAGAAAATCACCGCCGTCGGCTAGACCGTTGATCTTGTGAGTCGACCAAAACCAGGCGGCCGACAGCGCTGCGTTGGCTGGTTGCTCCAGCAGTTCGGGATGCGATATGAGATCCAGCCCGAGCGCCTTTCCGCACGCAGCGTAGTTCGATCGGCCTGTCACCTGAATGCATCCACGACCACAGAATTTCCGGCCGTCTCCCGGCTCGGTGTTGCCGAGCTGCGCAGCCTTCTTCGAGGGCGGCTCATAAAGCGATTGAGCCAGCGTGGGTCCCCATATCTCGCGAACCCACACAAGGCGCCCGGACTCAACGCCTACGGTTGCCAGGAATGCGGCGATGCGCAGAGGCGTGTTGATTTCGTACCGGTCGCACGCCGCTTGAAGTGGCTGCACCCACTGCGACGCACGTAGGACTGTCGAGCCGCAACCGGCCGCGACGATTGAGGCGTTGAGTTGCATGCTCCACCTCAACCCTGACCGGGCCACTTGCCATGCGCAATACCCCAGACTGCCGCCGCAAACGCGATAAACGGACCAAACCACACCACCAGCTTTCGAAGCACGCGACCGGTCGCAGTGAAGAAGCCAATGCCCCCTTTGGCGAGCTTCAGAAGCTCAACTAGCTCCTTCGTGTTCGACTCCACGCGTAGCGTCGCTTCAGTATTCGCGGATAGTTCGCCGCGCCAGTCATAGACCTGCTGCTCAATCGTGCTCATGCGTTGCTCCAGGGCGGTGATGCGTTCATCGCCGTGCGGGTGGGAGTGGTTCAAAGGAGTGGCCCCGGAAATAAAAGAGCCTCCGCGAGGGAGGCTGTTGGTCATTTAAATTTAGGTATTGACAGCGCGATTCAACATGGCACATACTTAGCACATGTTCAACGGCAATGCGGAAGCGATGAAGCTACTTGAATCCGATCAGATCAACGCGGGCAGATTCCCGTGCTTTACGGGGCCGGCTATCTACTTCCTGTTCGAGGGCGATGAGATCGTTTATGTCGGCGCAAGCGTGAATTTCGTCGAGCGCATTGGTGCTCACGCTTCTGGTCAGTACAAGAAGAAGTTCGACTCTTTCACGGCGATTCCTGTGCCGGATGGTATTTCGCCTCTGAATCTTGAGTACGCCTATATCGCGAAGTACCGCCCGAAACTGAACTCCATGCGCGCCTATGATCCGCTACTGGATGAGAGCGGTAGGTCGGCCCTTGATCGCGCTATGATTCGGCTTGCAAACGGCGAAAGCCACAAGTCGGCAGCGACGGCCGAAAACCTTACCGTGGGAGCAGTGCGTGCAAGAGAAGCCCGAGACAGAAGAAAGAATGAAGCGGACAAACTTCTATTTTCCTCAATCTTTGCTGTCTAGGTTGAAGAAGGCGTCCGAGCAAACCGGCATGCCGGTATCCGAATTTATCCGGAGGGCTGTAGATGCAGCACTTCGAAAGATGAAGTTGTAAGTTTCTAAAACCTGCTAGGTAGCGCCTCGGCGCAGCCTTCAACCCTGAAAGGAAGAAAGATGAAACCCTCATTTCGCGTTACCCGCACGGACACTCATGTCGATCACGTACAGGCCCCCGGGCACAGAAGACCTCGCTGCGCTGAAAGCGGAGCTAGGGAAGTCGAACCCGGAAATGGCCGAATTGTTCGGGATGACTCCGGAGAACTGGCGAAAGTACACGGGCGGCAAGAATCCGCGCCCCGTGAGTCCGCACATGCTCTTCTTCGCGATGGCCCGTCTGGAACTCCCCCCAGAAGACATCGAGCGCGTCTTGGATCGAATGCGAAAGGTAGGTGCCTCGGTCGATCTATCGGCGACTGGAGAAGAGGACTAATCGCAGCCCTAACGGTCTGCCTGGCTGCATGCGGCGGCGAGAAGCCAGCCGACACAGCAGTCGTCAAGCCGGTCATGCCCGCGATTGTCTTGCCGGCCTCGCCTGCATCCGAAGCATCAGCGCCAGTGCCAGCATCGGCGCCGGCAACGGACCCCGCACCAGCATCTGAACCAGTTGCATCGGCTCCTGTTGCGGCGTCCGCTCCCCCGGTTGTCTCGCCGCCGACGCCTAAGCCCGTCCTAATCGAGATTCACGGCGACGATGCGATGTATGGTGCATTGCCACCGTTCTACGCATTCAACGCACAGAGCGAGCCTGCCAATACGCAGTCAATCCTGCAAGCGCAGTTCGGCAGCACAGTCACGGTCGACAACCGGGCCGAGGGCGGAACAGCAAGCACGTTGCTGAACATGATGAACGGCGTCGATGGTGGCGGGCCTCCGTTTGCACAACGCGTCCTGTCGTCGAAAGCGCAGATCGTGTTGGACGCGCACGCGGTCAACGACGACCTGGCGCAATCGCTCGGGCCGTATGCGGATGGGCTGGTTGCGTTCGTGCAAGCCACGAGGGCAGCGGGCAAGATCGCAGTTCTTGAGGAGCCCGGGCCCGTTTGCGACGACAGTCGACCACACCTCGAGAACTACGTCTCGGTGATGGATGGTGTCGCCCAACAGTACAACGTTCCGATCGTGAGGCAATACGAGTATCTGCAATCAATCCCGAACCTGTGCTCGCACTACACGGCGGGGATTTTTCCGGATAACGCGATATACGCAATCAAGGCTCAGAGGCAGGCTGCAGTGCTCGCTCCGCTGATCGCCGCGCTTCGCGAATGACTGGAAATTGAGAAGCGCTAAATGCCCGCGGTGCCTGATAGAATTCTGCCGATACTTAAAGCGAGGCCGGAATGAACGTTTATCCCATCCGGAGAAAAGACCTTATTTCGCTCGTTGTGCCTTTCTACAATGAGTCGGAAGTAATTGAGTCATTCTTCCGTGAGGTGCCGCGGGTGCTGCAGTCGATCGATGGCTCGGACTATGAAATCGTCTGCGTCAACGATGGGAGCAAAGACGATACGCTTGATAAACTAGTGGCCTACGCGATGTCCGACAGCCACGTACGCGTTGTCGATCTGTCCAGGAACTTCGGCAAAGAGGCGGCAATGACTGCCGGCATCGACATTGCGAAAGGAGATGCGGTAATACCATTTGATGCAGACCTGCAGGATCCGCCAGAGTTAATCCCAGACCTGGTAGCAAAGTGGCGGGAAGGCTTCGACGTCGTGCTCGCGCGCCGATCCGAGCGAAGGACTGACACCGCACTTAAGAGGAAGTCCGCGTCACTTTTCTACCGGTTTCACAATGCAATCTCTGACATCAAAATCCCAGAGAATGCAGGCGATTTCAGGCTGATGTCGCGACAGACAGTTGAGGCCTTGAAGCAGTTGCCGGAAAACAGGCGTTTCATGAAGGGCCTGTTCGCCTGGGTTGGCTTCAATACGGCGAGCGTTGAATATGCTCGTCGACCAAGGGCCGGAGGAACTACCAAGTTCTCCGGATGGAAGCTATGGAATTTTGCCCTTGAGGGGATCACTAGCTTCAGCACGCTACCTTTGCGTATCTGGACATACATTGGGACCATGACTGCGGCAGCATCCTTGATCTACGCGGCCTATCTGATTTTGCGGACCATTGTGCACGGAAGGGACCTGCCGGGCTATGCATCCATTATCACCGCAGTGCTGTTCCTGGGCGGAATTCAGCTCATAGGTATCGGCGTGATAGGGGAGTATGTTGGGCGCATGTACGTCGAGGTAAAGCGACGACCCATCTACATCGTGCGCAAGACGTATGGCGACGCCGACGATGCGTAAAGCTCGTATTCAGCGCTTCGTCTTCTATGCCTTCATGGGCGCCATGGGAACAGCCGCCCAATACCTGATACTAGTGGCTCTGGTCTCGTTGCATGTTTGCGGTCCCGTTGTGGCATCGTCACTAGGAATGATCGCCGGAGCATGCGTAAATTATGCGCTCAATTACCGATTCACCTTCCGAAGCAATGCCGGACATAAGCACGCCATGCCACGGTTCATGGCAATAGCAACGTTCGGCTTTGCTATCAACCTGTTCATCATGTCCGTGCTTACCGGGAGATTTCAATACCTCGCCGCACAGCTGGTGTCGACCTTTGCGGTGTTGCTTTTCACATATTCAGCGAATTCTTCCTGGTCCTTCAAGCGATGAATCGAAAAACGCTTTTCGCCCTATTGCCATTCATGGCCCTCATCGGTGTCTTTGCAGCGCTGATTCCTGTCGGGCACTGGCAGGATGAATATGCAGTATTCCCCATGTACGGGAAAAGCGGCTTAGTCATGCTGATATCGAGGCTCCAGCAATGGAGCCCGCGACCATTCTCCGAGGCCATCATTTTCCTCTATGCGAACGTGGCTATCCTTCTGCATCGACCACTCGTCAGCATTGCTCTGATTGTCGCGTGGATATTTTTGCCGCTTGCGATACTCGTATCGGCGCTGATGAATCGCCACGCCGCGAAAATGATCACTGTCTTGGGGCTCTCTATTTGCGCGCTGTTCATCGCAGGGCACAAGACAGGGGAAATGTTTTACTGGCCCATGGCAGCGATGGCTTATGTGCCTGCCGCCGCAGCGCTGTTGTTCATCTTCCTTTCAATGTTTCGGCGGGACGAAAACGATGGAGTAGCGCGTGCTGCGCAGGCGCTTGCTCTGGTCATGCTGGCCACAAGCATAGAAATTGGTGCCATGTTTGTGATTGTATGGGTCATCATAGCGCTTGCTCTTAATTTGTTCCCTTACGGGAAACGCGAGTCGATTCAATGGCTGACCGTGCCCACAATTGTCTCTGGCGGAGTGCTGCTTCTTTTATACAACGGACGCGTCACAAAAAGCATAGAGCTAATGGGAGATCCCTCGATCGCGCATCATATGATTCCAGCATTGATCGATGGAACGAGGGCGTTCGTTACAGCGCTGCTCTCCATTGATGGATCAAACCTGGACTTGACGTCAATCCTGCAAGGGCTTTCGTCCAAAGTGTTTCTGGGGGCGGGGGCGTATCTTCTTGTGACCGCTTCACGCTCGCATGTACGACCGTCAACAAAAGCCCTAGTGACGTTCTCTCTTGCCTGTTTCGCCACGTCGTTCTTGACCATAAGCGCTGCAATGTACCAGTTTGGCTTGCTGTGTTGTGAGCGTCATGACACTTTCCGACAGTGTCTTATCCTACTGGGAATCGCGTCAGGTGCCGCAGCGTTTGCCACTGTGCGCATGACAACACCGGGACATTTCTGGCGCGGCTACACGCTACTTGTGGCATCTGCCCTTATCGCAATCTCCGCATCAGCGGGGGGTCTGATTTCTGACTATCAACGATATGGAGAACTACAGGGCGCGCGAATTGAAAACTGGAACACCGGCTTATCGAAGCATCCAGAGATGACATTCCTGATTCCGTCGCCCGGCCGAATTGTCGGGGGCCTGATAGAACCCGAAGGATCCTACCAGGCCAACGACAACCCGCCAGCAATTCCGGAGGGAATAATGCAACTTTTCGACAAGCAGAAAGTTACGCTGAAGAAGATTCCGTGATCAATGTACGCGCAGGACATTGATCGTAGCGTTCACCGACATCGTCCCGCCAAAACCGGCAAGCACTGGACAATAGACCGTCGTTGAACCTGCCGTCAGATTCTCAAAAACCACCGGAGAGCTGATAACCTGATAATTGCCCGTTGTGAACGATGCCTGCAAGGCCGTTTGTTGGGCATATCCCGGTAAGGAGCCAGATACAGTATTGATGCCGACGATAACGCCGTTGATCGTTGTGCTGCCTCCCGGCGAGAACTGAGCGGTACACTGGACGTTATACTGCCCTGGGCCAAGTGGGATGCTCGTTCCGTTTGTCGTAACTGCTGACGTTAGAGATACCCCACTAGAGCTATTCGACAGAGTCTGCCCTACTGTTCCCGAAGTCGCTGCAGCTCCATTTGTCACGCCATTGACGCCCGCGGTGTTAATCGTCCCGTTCTGCAAAACGGAGAAATTGTTACTTGCGAAACACGCGGAATTGCAACTGAACGACTGTAGGTTAATGCCATACAGGATGCTCTGAGTTCCGACCGTCGGAAACGAACCTCCGAAAAGTGTAGTTTGACCATTGACGGGGGAGTATCCGTGGATGTCATCAAACACGATTCCGAAGTTCCAGCCGACATGGCTATGACCATCGCCTTGCTGGTTATTTCCGCCGATGTCAATGGCGGCATCCAGGTTGGTCCCTTGTACGGTGTTGTTGCCGACGATCGACCAGCCGACCAGGTATTTCATGCTGGTTCCAGTCTGCGTCACCGTATCGATCTCGCCACCAGCTAACTCGAGCACGTTAGTAGCGCCGGTATTAAGGCGGGCATCCGTCGAGTAACCGAAGTATGCGCCGCGCGCTCCGGTAGTCAGATTGGTGCCGCCATCCCCCGTTGCAGACGTCACTTCCGATGCCGTACCAACATAGTTCTGATTGCTATTCGATGAACTCATTGCAGCGTTCTGCTGCAAGTAGTTGTATTGGGCAATCCGGCCGCCCGTAGATGAGCTGCTACCAAACAACATGCGCGATTCATGGCCTAGCAGGAAGCCCGTACCGGCGGCTACCGAATCTGAGTCGATGATGTTGTAGAAAACCGGGTTTTGTCCACCACCAATATCAGGTGGCAAGGAAGTCACGGAGCTGACATGGAAGCTATACGGGGAAGTACTTGATAACATACCCCCCAGCACAGTCCCGGCACCCGTCCCATCAATAGTGACAGCGCCCGACGCCAAGTTCCACGCGAACGGACGGTAGCTGTTGTATGTGCCTGACGGAGACCCCGATGCCGTCTGCAAAAGGTAGGCATTTGACCCATCGTTGCGTAGCAACGCGCCGTAGCCTCCGGACATGGCGCGGAAGTTGGCGCCTCCGGAGTCGTATCCCGACGAGACAACGGCATTAGTCGACGATAGATTCGTGAATGACCCAGCGGCGGGCGCCGTTCCGCCGATTGCTGGCGGGCTCGCCATATAACTGGTAAAGCCGGCGCCGCTCACCGTGCCGCTCGCGGACAGTGTGTCGGTCGCTGTGCCTCCAGTAACCGAAATTCCGCCGCTTGAGACTGTCGCTCCGGCGTTGGCCGATAGTGTAGTGAATGCTCCGCTGCCGCGCGTTGTGTTGCCGATAGAACCGGGCGAAGCAAAAGTAGCGCCACCGAGGGTTGCAGCGTTAATCGACGTGTTGCAGGAAATCCCGGTCCCAGACACATAGCCAAGGGCACTCGATGACGTGCTGCAACCAGGCATGCTAACGGCTGACGGCGACGCAGACGAGGCCGAGGTATTTCCGATCAGCGTGTTCGCCGCTTGCGGCGCCAGAGACCCCGTAGTGATCAGACCGGGAGCGTTGAGACTGCCAGTAATTGTTGGACTGGCGATAGTCGGCGACGAGGAGAGAACCGGATTGCCAGAGCCCGTGACGGCATTGGATAGGCCAGACGCAACGCCAGTACCCAAGCCAGATACGCCCGTGGAAATAGGCAGGCCAGTGCCGTTCGTTAGCGTCACTGCCGACGGAGTTCCCAGGTTTGGCGTCGTAAGTGCCGGAGACGTCGAAAGAACAACGGCACCTGTGCCATTTGCAGCACTTCCCATAGCGGCGGCAACACCGGTGCCGAGACCAGACACGCCGGTCGAGATAGGTAAACCGCTGCCATTTGTCAGGGTCACCGCGGAAGGAGTGCCGAGATTCGGCGATACCAGCGTGGGCGAATTAGACAGGACCGTTGAGCCCGTTCCTGTCGAAGAAGTGGCGCCAGTGCCTCCATTCGAGGGCGTCAATGGATTTTGCAGAGTGATGCTGTTAAATGTCGGCGAGGGGTATGTCTGGGCGAGCGCCGACAGCGGCAACATCAGTGCCGCAATAATGGCTTTTTTCATTGTCTGATCAGGAGATTGAGATTACGCCGCTGTTATTCCAGACAACGCCGGGGGTTGCGGGCTCTGATGTGGGCAGACCAACTACGAGAACGTCGAGGTTTATGATTTTGCTCAAATCGGATAGCGGCATCGTGCATTGAGCGACCTGGCCGTTCTGCACTTGCTGGATAGTGACAGTTTCCTGGCCGGTCAATTCTTGAGGCAATCCGAAAATCATTGTCATAGAGGCTCTCTTATTTTTCCATCCACCACAAACCACCCATGGGGCTGGGTAAAATGAAAAACCCAATCTGCCTCACCAATCTCAATCAACTCTGAAGCCGATGGCATATTTGAGTAAGCAAGGGATGAAGTGTCATACCATCCTGTTATTGGCTTGGGGTCAGGCAACCCCGGATTGAACTGTGCGAAGTAGGCCATCAGTACCCCCGTGCCGTATAAAATATTTGATTGGTCGTGCTGGTCGCGTTGCCGATCAGAATGGTCGTTAGATTGCCCGGAGCTGCGCCGCATGTCTGCCCAGCGGTCGGGACGGACCCATATGACGCCTGGCAGTGCAGGTGTGCATTGGGGAAGGCGATTGGCAGTGTCACGAACTGGCCACTTCCGTTTCCGAGCGTCACATTCCCCCACTGCTCGATGTAGTAACCAGTAGGGCTATTTGAATCCGGATACTTCTTGTATCCGTTTGGACTGAGCGCGCTAGGAAATTGACTCGGAAGTTGACCTAGCGGAATAGCTTCCGTGGAGCTTGTGGCGTTGGCTACTTCGAATGCTTCCGAAGTCGAGCCGTTGATCAGCGCAAACTCCGACTCTGCCTGACCTTTATTAAGAGCATGGCCAGAAGATGTTGCGTTTGCAACGGTAACGGGATCACTAAATGAATTGTTCCCAGTCCATGTGTTGTCCGCCGAAATCTGTCCAAAAGACGCCTGCTGTCCAGCCGTAGGAGGGCTATATGCGAAGTCTCCAGTAAGCCACGACAATGCAGACGTCCCCTCCTGAGCCCTCAGTACAGTAAGGGTGGCTCCGCTGATTGCTGTCGCATAGACAATTTCATAATTGCCTCGCGTAGCAGCATCGTTGAGAGTAATGACTAAGGCCTTTCCGGACGGAACTGATGCAGGAAGGTTCTGGGTGCTGGCCAGGGTGATTGTCGTAGCGCTCGATGACACGGCACCGGCTAATGTCGTATTGACATTATTGCTGAAAGTGAAAATAGTCATGCCGATATTGAGATTACGCCGCCATTGTTCCAAAGCTGGTTCAAATTGTTCGGATTAGACGTTGGCAAGCCGCCGCCGCCAAGAGCAAGTAAACCGGCCGCCGTTATCGAACCAAAATAGACGGGGGATCCAGTTCCAGATCCTCCCGGGATGACGCTTACGGCGCCTCCGTTGTACCAGACCGCTCCAGCGGGAAGTCCGACTGGACTTGTTGGATAGTTGAGAGGCTGAGTCATCCACAACATTCCGCCGTCATTCAGAAAACTAACGTTGACAAAGGTAAAGTTGTACTGAAAAGGAACAGACACCAATCTGGCATTGACAAGTTCTTGCAGTGCCGTAAATACAGAATCGTCAAACGATGTGATCGTGAAGGTATTGCCGGATACAGTAATCGAGGGAGGGTTGTCCAAGACCAAGGCGTCCAGTCCACCGGCGCCATTGATGAACCTGTTGACACGATTCTTAAGCCACCCAATTGTGAACATCTGTCCGTCACCTCGGTACAGATTCCACGTCATCATCCTCTTGTAGATATCGTCGGATGCTAATGCCGCCGCTCCGGAAGTGGATTTCGTCAGCCCATCATATGGAACTGTGTCGTATGGGTCTTCGTTATAGGCCGCCCGCACGATCGTTGATTGGGTAGAGAGAACGGGGCGTGGTATCCCATAGACCCCGCGTCCAATCCAGTCGAGCAATGCCCCATTGATCCCCGGCGCTGTATATAACCCCAGTGGACACGTATTGAACCAGTCCAGATAGCCCTGTGTGAGCGAGTTATACCCATCAACGAATGCTTGCAGATCTTCGTCGTCCGAATATTCCTTGAAGAGATAGCTCGGCACCGCCTGCTGAAGCGGCAGAGTGGAGAACGATTCTGTCTGCATCTCTTAACCTTGTGTGATAGTCACGCCAGACGCGGAACAACTGAAATAACCCTCAGGATCAGACGGGATAATGCTCGTTCCTGCAGTGGGAGTTGCTGGAACGCCGTTGATAGACACTGCGAATTGAAGGGTTGTGACGTTCTGCGGATCAATCACCGAGGCCACCGCATTCTGAAAGGTGGCGTTCATCTCCAGAAGATTTATCGGCTGGCCAACAAAGATCGAATTCAGATACGACTGAATGGCTGGCGCAGCGAGTTGTGCTACGGAAGTGCCGGCAGTGAAACTAGGAAGCGTGGTGTTCCAGGTAACGCCAACCGTTACTGTTTGCTGGACAGGGTTTACGAACGTTATCGAGTATGTGTCTGGATTCTGAAATAGCGAAACCGAGACATTCCTCGGATTGGGAGATAGTTTTGCGCCACCCGTATAAGCCCCAAATCCTGAGCCGTTTGTCGACGTAATGATCGTCGTTGCTGTGGCTGAGGCGACCGTATATGTCAGGTTATATGCGCCCGGAGATGCGCCGGTCACCGCCACCGTCTGACCAGCCACATACCCGTGATTCAGATTCGTTGTAATGACGACCGGATTAGCGGCCGTCATTGTCGTAATGGCGAGTTGAGACCCCTGGAGCGCCGCTATATCGGGCACACTTTGAAGAATTGCATTTGCAACTCCATAGGAATCGCCTCCTCCGCAAACCACCTGCCATCCGCCCGCCACCTGATTGATGGAAACGAGTCTCTGCTGTACGCCAGTGACTTTCTCGAGGAGAGTCTTCACATAGGCAGGAGTGCCTGTTGATGCGACGATACCCGCCTGAAGAACCCGAGCGCGGTAATCCTGAACGCTCTCAGTTGATGTTGCTGGCGTACCGGCTTCCGGATTGTTGACCGTAACAGGATATGCACTCGGTACTGATGTAACAATCTGGGTGACGGTATCTGCAGGAATAGGGAAAGTGCCGCTGCTCGTCGCTATGGCAAATAGAAGGGGGCTTGTCCCACCAGTTTGAATCACTCCTCCGTCCTGGAGTGAATACTGGTTGGACCCATCACCGACTACAAATCCTTTCTGAAAGACGTATCCTGCAGGACCGGAAAATTGCACGAAGACGCTTCCGTTCGCGCCTACGCCTTGAGGAACCCCAAACTGCGCTCCGAGCTGCGCCAGAATGAAAGCGTTCGCTCCGTAGGGGGTAACACTGTTTATTGCGTCGACTCGCGCTTGGTCGATAGCTACAAGAGCACCGGTATCTGTGCCGGCCACGTCGTCGATCAGAGAGCCGGGAAGGTTGGCCGTATATCCTGGAACCTTGTTCGCTACATACGTGATGAGATTGTCATACAACGTTGCAACCGGCGTTGGTTGCGGGCCGGACGTGGTCATCACCACCGGGATAGACGTGGAAGATGTGGTCATGTCGCGATGGTGGAATTGATTATGGCGCCGCTATGGCACACGGCGTTCACGTTATAAACGGGCGGAAAGGAGCCTTGCACGCGACTGATGGTGAGCGACGCGAAGTACTGTGCAAACTGTGTTTGCGTTTGCATGACGTAGTAGTCAGGCAATACTTGAGTCACGATCGTCTGATACTGAGGGATGCCGTAGTTTGCGTAGATCGGACTCTCACCAAGATTCAGCTTGAGACACTGCGCGAGATCGGTAAGGTAGACGTTGTCGTTGTATCCACTTGCATCGGTCTCGACTACGACCCAGGTTTTTGAGCCGTCCTCATTCGTTATCCGCCCGTATGTGCGCATTTACTTGACCATTTCAAATTGTCTATGTCAGAGACCTATTTGCCGAGCTTCTTCGCGCACGACAACCTGGTAAAGCTGTCCCGCGACTATCTGGTTCTCGTTCTTTTTCTGCGAAGTCGATCTGAGGCGTTCCCATGGGCCATGGAAGTCGCGAGGCGCGCTCCGCTATTCGCAGAGCGAGACCTGGAGACTCTTAAGATTCATGTGGCGGGATTTTCTGCGACGTTTGACGGCGCCACTCAGGCTATGGATCTGATCCATTACGTGCGGGGCTGGCGAGGTACTCACTTCTATGCGCAGGGGCGCATGGTTATCGGAGAAATGGAGCCCGCATTCGAACTTGAAGCGGTGCTCAAGTGCTTTGCCGACTCTTGCGCTGCTCGAGACTACCGGGCGCACTGTTTCAGGATGGTCGATGACCCATTTAATCCGTTGGCCCCGTACCGTACGTTCGACCACGTGGCGCCATATTTCAGGCACTACGAGGCTGCGTCAGATAAGGGATCGTTCGTCTTTCCTTGTCGTCACATGCTGCAGTGGTTCCGGCCTCAGCGCGGTCATCCCGCGTCCATACCCAACCAGATACAGGCGGAAGGCGTTGCGCGGTACTGCGACGTCTGTCCGCGGTTCGATCCCGATGATTTCGGGATAATCAAGAAGGAAGATGAATGATGAAACAGCTTGTGATTCTCGCCGCGATTTTTTCAGCCAATGCCAACGCAGTCGACTTGGCCGGAATTCCGCAAAACTGCCAGGCTCCGCTCGCTCATGATATGGAGATGGCGAACATACCTTATCTGCTAGACCTCGGACCCAATGCTGCCCGCATCAAGTCAATCGAAACGGCCGCCGGTACGCCAGCCTATGAGTACTACCCCGGCCTGTACCGGATCGACTGCTATATAACGGTGCATTGGAGCAACGGCACTGTCGATTACATGCACAAGTTCAGCATGTGGCAGGACCGATACGATGGGCTGAAGGGCTCATACACGCGCCGCTAGTTGATCGGCGGATCGGTTTGCACCTTGGCCCCAGTGCCAGGTAAATAGCCGTGCGTATGGTTCTCGTAACTATCGCCGTTGATCTGCAGGCCTGACCCGTTAAGAACGATGGTCTGCGTGCCGAAGGTCATCGTAATTCCGACCGCGTTGATGACCAGGGACGTGGTTCCAAAAGTGAGCGTAACGCCCGTCTCATTTACAACCGCCGACGAAATACCGTCTGAAGTTCGAACAATTGCTCCGTTCGGTCCTTCGATCTGCGCGGCGTTAGGATCGTCTGGCCCAGAGCCTGAGTTGCTGATCGGCACAAAAACTAGGGCACTCAGATTGCCGGGCCTCGTCAATGTTGCTACGCCACCGCCCAACCCCGATACTCCACCAAGATAAGCGTCCGCGGGCATCGTGACGCCCTTATCACCTACCTGCGTCGGCATCCTGATCCACGGGCTTTCTGCCTTTGGGATGGTAATGTTGGGCAGCGTATATGGAGCGGAGTTGACCTCGAACGCTACGGTGACTATCGCTCCACTAACCTTGACGACACGGCAAGGGAGAGCCCGACCAAGATTCTCGATCGCCTGTTGGGCGCGGTTAATCGCGGTCTGGTTAGCGCTCCGCTGAACCCAAAGTTTGGCATAGTTCTCTGACATCGCTTAGCTCGGAAGGACGATGCAGTTCGCTATCGTTGACCATTGCGCTGCGTCGGCAGACCGGAAATTGCCGATCTGCCGCAGCTCGCTGATGATGAAGTTGTTTTGAAACGCCGTTTGATACTTTATGCTTGAAGGGTATGCGCTGGCGCTTGTCTTAATGTAGCCGGGAGCGTTCTGAAGACCTTCCGGCATTTTGACGATGGCGCCCATCTGTAAATCGGCTCGTGCGACCATCTTGGTCTGAATCGTGTTCACACCAATCCACGTCGGCTGCCCAACGAAGTCATTGAAGTTCAACTGGATCTGACCCGGCTTGTACGTACTGTCATACACGACGATCTGGCCGGCCTGAATCCCGATGGTCACGCGGTTGTCAAACACACCCTCGGTGATGTCGCCAACGATCTGAGCCAGTTGATCGAGCGTTCCGCAGATATGCGGCTCATCGTGGCTTTGCACAAAATCGCCGCTGATGTTCATTGAGACGGTGAAGCCCGGATACGCAACGGCGAACGTCTGCCTCAGCGCGTCGGCGAGCGACATGCCCGCGCTCCAGTCCAGGAGGATATTTCCAGGGTTGTCTACCGTATAGACGCCCGGCACGACGACAAAGTCGAGCGTCTGGTCAACACCCTCCCAGTTGCCGAACGACTGAAACACAGTTCCCTTGAGGATCGTTCCGGCCTGCGCTGGATTGACCAACGGTAAGCCAGCACGCATGCCTGCTTTTAGCTCGAGCGTCATGCCCGCGAATTGCTGAGCCTGAGTCAAGTCCTGTAGCGGAATTCCGTACACAGTGACGGTCGACGCGCCGCTAGGGGTGCCATACGGACCGATCAGCGCGTCGTACTCGATATTTAAAGCCGCCGGATCGTAGATGTTATTCGGATGCGATGTGTACGTTCGGAACGGCGTCGTGCTGCCTGTCGGAGTGATCGTCAGGGAATAATATCGGCTCACGAGCTAACCTCGAAATTACCGGTGTCCGCCCGGTAGAGCAGCGTGCTGGACGTGAATATGCCCGGCGCCAACAGAATGTCGTATCCGAGTGGGGAGCCCACCAATGCGCCCGACCAGGTGGCAGTACCCGATTGATCTTGCAGTGATGCAAACCATCGTTGACCAGCAATATTCCATGTCGCTATGAGTTGATAGCTCACATTGTCGAGCGTCACGGTAGTGGAGAAGGGCGGTGACGCCGCGTTGTTCGGTGAGAAGGCGATCAGCGTAGTGCTCATAGCGGAGCGGACAGATATTGATTGACGACGCCCGTCAGGTTTGTGACGTTGGATACAGCGTTCTGCGCAGCCGTCCCGACCGCGGTCGCCGCACTAGACCAGATGGATGTCCCTGCCGTCGTCGATGGCGTTACCTGCGCTCCCGATGACAACTTGCTCATCAGCGAGTTGTAAGCGCTGTTCGCCTGCATCTGCGTGACCAGCGGCTGGACGAAATCCCATTGCGCCTCAATCTGCTGCTGCTTCCCATTACCTCCGGTAGTGTCCGTTACCGACTGCAAAATACAGTTCGTATAGATGTACCAGGGCGTTGCAATGTGATAGAGCCCGCCAGCCGCATTGTGCGCAACCAGTGAGTTTTGCAGTGAGGTCCAGATGGCTAACTTCGTTAGGTAGCCCGCCGTGTCCTTCACTGGCGCTATCATTCTCAGCGAGATCGTCAGCGGTTGCTGGATGGTTGAGTTGGCGGCGACTGCCTGATTGGCAAATGGATATGTCGCAATCTGCTGGTTGATCAGCGTCGACCCAGGAATCGGCACATAGGTTGCGAAGAAGTCATCCGTGGACAGACTGCCGTTTGTCAACGCGCCCCGCACCGCGCCAAGCGCCTGGCCTCCCAGCGCAATGATCGGAAGCATGCCGCCGAGAGTATTCGACGCGATCCCGCCAACCAGAATGATAGGACTTTTCTGGAAGGCGAGATCGTACGTAGTCCTCCACGCGTCGGTAACTGTGCTCATATCAGTGCTGCGCTGCGTTCATTGAGGTCGCGACACGGGCGGGCGTCGAGTTGGTGATGTTGATGTTGATGTTTTGGCCTTGTCGCAGCATCTGTTGCGTGATCTTCGTGATGTAGTCACGAGTCTCGCGCGGTGCATGCGATTCCCAATTCTCGCCGTTCTTGGCAATGTCCTTGTCGAGATTGCCCATACCCCAGTTGTAAGCCGCGAGCGCTTTGCGTACATTGCCGCCATAGCGATTCAACAAGAAGGTGTCGTAGCGCCCGGCAGACTCTTGCGAGTCCTTCAGATTGTTGATGTCGCCACGACCCCATTCCTTCCATGTATCAGGCATGAACTGCATCGGCCCCCTCGCACCCTTGCGGGATAGCAACTTCTTGCCGCGCGCAGATTCAACCGTGTACTGGGCATCGATGATGCCCGCCATGGTAGGAGCACCCAAGGTCCCGAAAGAGTCCGAGCCAGAATCCGAGAAAACGTTTCGCAACCCGGGAATCTTGTCGCGAAGCAAATAGCCGGCTGTTGCCAAACCGCCAACAACTCCGCCCTTCTGGGCATCGGTGCGGGATACGGGGGCTCCCTGCAGCGCGTCAATAACCGCCTTTGCTTCCGGTCCCGCGACCTTCAACAGATTGACGGCTGCTGCGGCTGCTGCGTCGCCCATCGTCTTCAACTCAGGGGACATCTGAGCCAACTGTCCGTTGAACTCATTCATGACCTGAGCCCAATCGGATTTAAGCGCCGCTTTGACGTCGGATGCCTGGTCGGCTGTTCCCTGGTCCACCTCATTGCGCTTGGCGTCGGCTATTGCCTTCTGCTGGGCCTTCATCCAGTCAGAGTCGCTATAGCTCGCGCCGGTGCGCAGTTGCTGCAGCGACAGTACATCCGTGAAGCCGTATGCTTGCGCCATCGACGCCGCCGGCATGCCCGACTTCTGCCACTCGCGATACTTGCCGCTCGCTGCTCGAGCGAAGTCGAACGTCAGTTGTTCGGTGTCTTCGTTCTGGATCTGCTGCGGCGTCAGCCCAGCAGCCATGAACGCGCGCCATTTGGAAACATCGCCCTGTGCGTTAGCGACATTCCCGAGATCAGATGCGCCCAGCCCGAACTTCTCGAAGTTCGCACCAAATGCCTGAGTCTGTCCGATGCGGAGGCCGAGACCGCGGGCCTGAAGGTTTTGACCCGCGAGGGCGTTGGTCGACGCAAATACCGCAGCAGGAAAAGACAGCAGCGAGCCGCCAATAGCTCCCAACTTCAGGAGCACGCCGCTCATCTTCGCGATGTCCTTGTGGACCTCTTTCGAGAACTTCGCCATGCGGCCCATCTGAATGGCGCCGTCTTTCGTCTTGGTGTTGAACTTGTCCTGCGCGCCGGTTGCCTTCTGCAGACCTTGGGTGATCGCATTCGCCTGAATGGCCGCGATCATCAGGAATTCTTTCGAGATCCTGGACGACTTGGAGAAGTCCTCCATACCAACGCCAGCTTCGTCGATAGAGCCGGTGACCTTTGCCCAGTCCTCGGGCATGCTCTCGAGCTTCTTCTGGTAATCCGTGAAGAGCGCGTGAAACTCGCGAAACTGCGAGTCGTTCAGCTCAATATCGACGATTGCTTTTTGCGTCATGCGGGTCGCTTAAGCGCCTCAATCAGGTATCTCTGGCGAAACTGCTGTGCCGTTCGATATGGGCTGTCGTATCGCTCGAACACCTCGCCAAACCCCTCGCCGGCAATGTAGTTCAGGATGGAATCGACGATGGTGTCTTTGTCGTAGGCGCGGCCTGCGTCAATGTCGGCAAAGAGGCGAGGAATTCCGTAGGCGTGGATGACGTGATCGACGCACCCAGAAAGGAAGCTGTTCCCCTCGCCGCCGTCTCGCGATCTGCCTTTTTCGCCATCGCATAGTGCGATGTAAAAAAAACAATGCCCGATAGCGCCTCCTCCCAATCTTCCGAGTCGATCTTGCCGCTCGAAATAGCGGTCTCTACCGGCAGCATGTCCCAGCCGTTCGGGCCAGGACAAAGAATGGTCGTGAGGCGTTTGAACTCAGCGAAGAGGGCGTCTGTGGACTCGTCCTGAACATTTCCGTGCTCGTCGATCATGCCGAGGCTGATCGCCTCTTTTCGGCCCTCGTCCCTCAACGTCAGAGCGGCAATGCGCGGACCCGCGCCCATCAGGTAGTGCGCTCCCTTGCTCGAGAGAGAAGCCTTGGTCGAAGCCAGAACGCGATAATGCTGCTCAAAGATGGCGCGGGAGACTGGGGTGTGGAAAGCATAAATACGCACCACATCTTCCGTTACTTCCTTGCGCACGTCTTTACCGTCGACCTGCTCGATGACTTTCTTCGTGACCTTCTCGGTTACTACGGGCAGAACCAGGTTCCGCCGTTCGTCTATCTTTGTCATCTCAATCCCTTCAACTGAGCCTTATGGGCAGCCACGGCAGCCGGTAAGGTGCCGGCGTTCGGGTCGCGTCCCTAGCCGTGGCGTGAGCGTGTTACGTGAACGACCAGAGTGAGGAGTTCACATTGAACGTCCCACGCAAGGTCAAGCGGACTACGGGGTCGGTGCCATCGAATGCACCCGGCGAAATCATGCGAATGCCGGTGTCGTTCAGGGTGATTGCCGGCCACGCCGAGGTATCACTGTGAATCGTCACGTCGCCCAGCACGCTCGAGTCTTGAGACTGTGCAAGCCAGTTCGCCGCGAGCGCCTGAGAACGAAGCAGGCCGACCGTAATCGTCGCCATCACATAAGGCTCGGGCGAGTTGACCACGCCGGTTGCGGTCTCGATCTGCTGATTGAAGTCACCCTCGAATTCAATATGAGCAAACGATTTGCCCATGTACTGGGCCGTGATATTCAGCGTGGGGAAGGCCGCCACTACGACGGAGCATCGGACGCGGTTTAGCGGACCCGCATTGAGATAGGGATTTGCCATGGTGCGTCCTTAAGCCACAAACTGCGTAGCGTCGAGTTGAAAGGTGATCGAAAGGAATGCGTTCTGACCAACCACCGTCGCTGCGAAGCCGTTGTAGATGCCTGCGTTGTAATCGTTAGGGTTATCCGTTGTGTAAGTCGCAAACGGGACTGCGGTCACAACTGCGCTGAGCGCACAGCCGAACTTGACGGCCGAATTCGCCACATTCTGCGCAACGGCGAGCAGCGTGTTAATGCCGTTCTGGTCGTAGAGCAGAGGAGGGTTGCTGTTCGACCCGTTGATGATCGCCGCGGCGAGGGCCTGCTTGACCTGAATGCGGAACCAGTCGATGCCGTACCACCAGGCAGCCTGCTCGCCGTCCATCGTCGTGCCTTTGAAAACGCACGCCGTGGAAATTCCGCCCTCTGCACCCGTGAGAATCAAGTTGCCGTAGTTGGTAAGAACGGTGTTGATGCTCGTCTGATTTCCAACCTGTGACCACGGTGTGACGCCGAAAGCGTAGCGATACGACATCGGCGCGAGCGGACTGGCCGAGCCCGGCTTATTGGCAAGCCAGTTGTAGAAGTCAACCGAAAGTTGATGTTCGGTCGACGCCTTCGTCGGACTCGGAACCTGCGCATACACGGCCTTGTTATTGGCGTAATTCGGCAGGTTCGACACGGTCGTGGTGACGAAGAAGTACGTCTGGCCGCTCGGGCTATCGTAGTTCGCCGTCATCGTGTTCAGCGCGGCGGACGATGCAGCATCCCACGCAGCCGGCAAAAGGTATGCGTAGAAAACCTGCGGATTGCTGTTTTCCGTGATCCACGTTTGCAGGGCGGTGATTGCCGATGCCGCGGTTGTCTGCGCGCCCAGCTCGAGCACATAGAGGCCGACCGAGTTGCCCTGCGCAAAGAACGTCGTTGCTGAGTTGCTGATGAAGCCAGCATTCGATGGCAGGTAGGTGCCCGGAACAGTTTGGGTGCCCGGATTGGCGGCAAGAGCGAACGTGAAAGTGTTGGCGCTCGCAACCGTCGCGGTGTAGGTGCCGTTATAGGCAGCAGGCGTCGCGCCGGCGATAGTCGTGGTGAACGTTTGGCCCGTCGCCAGGCCGATCGTGGCCGCAGTCGTTGCGGTAACCGTGCCGCTCGACCATACCATGCCAGTCAAAGCCAGAGGCGTGGCGAGAATTGCCTGCACTGCGGACAGAGAGCCGCAATACTGGTACGTGCCGCTTGAAAGAGTAGTACCGCCCGCCGACACAATCGCACCACTCTGCTGCAGTTGGGAGACGGTCGGCGCGCGCGTGACAGTCGTATTGACCGTTACGATCGTCGGTGTGATGGTGGTCGCCATGTGGGCGGGCTCCAGTGATTAGATATACTCGACTGCGACAACGCCGCCCGTGCCGGGATCGACAACGAGACCGTTCGTGTAAGCCATATCGAGAGGGACAACGCCAGCAGGAACCCACGGCGTGGCGCCGACCTGGAACAGGGCCGTAGCGGTGACTCCGGCAGCCGTCGTGGCTGCGTCATAGACGCCCACGGCGCCGCCGGTTGCGACGGTAATCACGGACAACTTCATCGCACGGCCGACGCCGGTCTTGATGACGGTCTTCGTCGTGATATTGAGTTTCGTCTTGGCGCTGCTGACGTTCTGAACTGCGATCGGACCTTGGGGCACTTGAAGCTCCTGAAAAAGAAAACCCGCCGGAGCGGGTTGGTTGTCTACAGCAGCGGTATGCCCGCTAGGTGGTGATAGAGGAGAATCCGGCGGAAAGAATCAGCCGCCTTGCGATCGCATCGGACGTCGTCTGGAAATACCAGGCGTCGATGTCGAGCGTCTTTTTCATCGCAATGACGTTCAACTCGGATTGCGTGCGCTTGGCGTCTTTCCAGACTGGCGAGTTGCCGAATCCGAAGTTGTCCGTGTTCAGCGAATAATCGATCAAAGATGCGTAAAACTGGATTGCCTGCTGATTTGTCTGTCCGTATAGGGTCAGGCGGACGCGATCTTTGGCGAGTTGTGAACTCGGCAGGTTGTGCAACGGCGAAGCGCCTGAATTCGGAACAGTCGTTCCCGGCCACACATAGACCGGGAACGAGGGTGCTTCAGTCGCATCAGGCTCAACATGCGCCACCACATAGGGCGGGACGACGTTAGCCGGTACCAGATACGACGGATAAACAGGAAGTGCGGGTGTGCTTTGGGCCAACCAGATCGGCAGACTGTTCGAGACAATCGGGCCAGCCGGCAGATCCGCGGCACTGTCGATGAGCTGCGAAGCGAGTGCCGGATATACCGCATTGCCAACGTAGTGATACAGGTTGGCTTGCTTGTAAAGCGATCCCCGTGCGTTGAACGAAAACCGGATGCCGTCGATAGTCCCAATGAACAGATCGGTTGGCGCCGCAGCGTTGAATACATCAATCTGGCTCAGGGCCGTGAAGATGATCCGGTTGACGTCAATCGTTTCGTCTTCGTTCTGCTGCTGGTCCGTCACAAGGTGCAAAGACCCCTGGACTGTTTGCGTGACGCCGGTATTGACCCAGAACACGTACCCGTCAGCCTCAAGAATGGACTGGCTATACCGGGTGAACGTGACCGTCTGGTTCTGCGATATCTGGTCAACGCCGGCCGCCAGCGTACTCGCCAACTGACTCTGCGACTGTAGCGATTCAGCGATAGTTGGCATTAATCAAACCACGCGGTGAGCGTTGACCAGTAGAGCGATGTGTCGATAAAAGAAGGGCGCCGAGGATTGCCCTTGGCATACGGATGCTTCAGGCGGTGATTGACGCCGTTCATTGCAGCCTGCGTCGGGACACCCTCGATTCCCATATGCTCGATCTCCTGCATCGAGATGAAGTTTTTCATCATCATCGTGATGGACGATTCCGCGCCGG